TTAAAAATTTACATAGCTACTGAAAGCATCTGTTGCTTCTTTAGTAACTTCATCAGAAACATGAGTGTAAGTATCCATAGTTATTTGTAAAGAAGAATGTCCTAAACGTTCTTGGATTATTTTAGACCTAACATTATCTGATTCGAATAATAATGTTGCGTGTGTATGCCGAAAACCATGACAACCAATAGAATGTAAGTTAGCTTTTTCTGCCAATCTTTTGGAACGTTGGTAAATGTCTTGACTTCGGAACATGGTACCATCAATTTTTGTAAAAATAAGTTGTGTTTTAAACCCACCTTTTTTCATTAAAGCCTCACGCTGTCTAAGTTTCCATTTTTTTAAGATATAAGCAGTCTTGTTATCAAAAGAAATTTTACGAATAGAATTGGGAGTTTTAGGATCGTTTATAGTCAATCCATTTGTACTGATAGCAGTAGTTTTATTTATATTAACTACCTGCTCTTTAATATCAATATCATTCCAATTCAATGCTAAAGCTTCACCAACACGTATACCAGTAAAAGAAAGTAAGCGAAAAATAGCACAGTCTAAGTCAGCATAGTATTTTAGAACTAAACTTTCTTCTTTGGCTTGATTGGCAATGCTATCAGCTGTATTTAAGAAATGTTCCAGTTCGTCTTTTGTATAGAACTTTCTTTTTGTATTCTTTTCTACTTTCTTTAGCGAACTAGGCTTAGTTATTTTCTTAAATGGGTTTGAGTCTATTATTTCTAAACCAACAGCATAGTCACAAACACGAGAAGCATAACTCAAAAGTACTTTTCCCATTTCATTCTTTTTATACCATTCATTAACAGATTTTTGCACGATCTTTACTGTTAAACGCTCAAGTCTCATTTTCCCGAATGTAGGTAAAATGTGTTTTTTCATACGACGTTCAGTAGCTATGAATGTGGATTCCCTAACTGTTTTTTTGTATTCGTCCAACCACATATAATAAACTTCTTCAAAAGTGGTTAAATGAGTATGCTCGTTAGCTAGATTTCCATTATCAAAATCTAATTTTTTTTGATTAAGCTTGAGCTGTGCTTCTTTTTTTGTATTACAGTTTCTGATAGTGACATTAATTTGTTTTCCAGTTAAATAATCTACGCCTAAATAGGCAGTTACTTTCCAGTATTTTTTTCCTTTTTTTGTATATTGTTTAAAAGTTGCCATTGTTTATCCTTTCCACTTGGGCAAGCGAACAGAAGGAATGACAAATTTCTAACACCTCCTTATTAAATTTTAAAGCCCCTAGCATGAATCGAACATGCTAGAACTCACCAGAGAGGGATAGTTTCCAATTAGGCAGAAAGGTATTATTATTCATATACACGTTTAAACGCTCCGACATAGTCATTATTGTTGTTATACCATTTTAAAGCTTCAACTTTCTTTGAATTTGAGATATTGTTAGCATTAATTGCTTTTTCAGCAAAAGGAATCATCTCATTAAGCACTAAAGCTGCTTGTACATCAGTATATTTTTGTCCAGTTTTGTCCATATTTTTTAAAATTAATAAAGGACTATTGGTTGGATCATCGCTAAAGAATTTAAAATATTCATCAGCATTCTTTGGATTTAATTTTTTATAAGCTTTCTTAGAAGCTTCCACGGCATTAGCCACCTTTTTGTATTCTTTATCAGGTACCGCTTCAGAACTTTGCTCGAAATTATTGTTAATATTATTCATCTCTTTAAAAATGATTTTTGAACTATTGCCAAAATCATAAAATGCTTTAGCTTTTTCTTTTGTAAAGCCTATGTTTTCTAGTTTATCTAAATCTATTTGCTTTGCTTTTTCTTCTTTTGTAGCACATCCAGCAAATATTAACAATCCTAGTAACACTAATATTTTTTTCATTTTTTATTCTCACTCACTTTTTATATAGTTTTATTTAAGATACATGTCTAAATAATCAGAAGTACTCATATTTAATTTCAGTGGATGCTTATAAATTAGTTGATCCTGCGAGAAAAATAATCGAGCTTCTTCTCCGTTTTCAATTCTGTAAGTGTACATTTCTAATTGTGGATATTCATCGATATTTTTTTTCAAAGATTCGGGTGCCCAGTTTATTATTTCATCATAATCAATGGTTTTTTGTTTAGGGATACCTATCAACGAAGTAACTTGTTCTGAATTGGTACCAGTTGGAATATCTCTAATTTCCTGTGAATTTGTCCGACCATGAAAATACATAAAGGTAGAAAATATTATTATTGCTAATAATAAAGTAATGGCTACCCACATTTTTTTACCCAATTTTTTTTTCATTCTTAAACATCCTCATTTCTGTTATAATATGTTTGCAGTAAATCTCGAAATGAGGTTTTAAGTCCGTGTTGTCGCACGGGCTTTTTTACTGTGCGTAAGAATAATTTTTTTTGAAGTATGAATGACAAACCTCGAAACATTCCGTTCTTAAATTACTATTTATAGAATAAAAATCCATAAAATTATCTAATTTAAATTGTGATTCATCCGTTAGTTCATTTTCTACAAAAATGTTTAATAGAATTATAATTGCTATTTTATTAGCTTCTGCCTCAAATTTTGAATGAAAAGTATTAGAGCGACTATCATATAACGTTGTATATTTATAGTGTGAAGCGATAAAATGACCGAGCTCATGTGCTAAGTGAAAGGCTTCTGCTCTATCCTCATGTAATTTTTCGTTTAAAAATACGATTCTTGGCTTGGGATAGTAGAATCCAGATTCTTCCATTTCCATATAAACCAATTTTAAATTAAAATCACTTAGCAATTCTTTCAGTTTTAAATACATACCAACTACCACTCCAATTACTCGTTTTCTTCCAAAGCTTTAGCAATAGCAATTGCTTTACGCATTGTCTCCTTTGAAATTTCTTTTCCATCAAATGAAAATACAGTATCATCTTCTGATAAATCTACTCTCTTCGATATGTTCTTATTCTCTCTTCCGAGTAAGTAGTCAACAGATACATCAAAGTAGTCTGCTATGCGACTTAATTCATCTGAATTAGGAGTGTTTACTCTCCATTTTGCAAGATAACCGTTCGAATATCCTAAATTCATTTCTAATTGTCTAATCGATAACTTTTTTTGCTTTGCCAATTCTTTTATTATTTCATAAGAATTCATTGATTTATCAACCTTTCTAAATGCTTACAAAAAAAGTTTAGAAAAATAAGCAGAATTTAGTTGATTAATTCTGAATAATAAGCTATACTATTTTTTGTAAACGAGTTTAACAACTAAAAAGACAACAAAAAATATTATTGATAATAAAACGCCTACCGCCAAGAAAGCTTTTAAATCAATATATTAATGCCTTATTTAACTATGCTCATAGTATAGAGTAATACTCAGCGTATGTCAACTAAATATAGAAAATAGTTGTTAAATTTGTTTACAAATTTATAGAAGGGAGAAAAATCATGGCAAATGTTCAAGAAACGCGTCAAAAAATTTTAGACCATTTTAAATCTAACGATTGGGAAATTCCTGATGTAGCAAGTGCGTTAGGGATTACAGAACAATATCTACGAAAAATCCTAAACAATCCAGAAAAACATCTGAAACAAATGACCGATATTATTGCTTATTACAAAATCAGATAGGAGGTGTAAAAAATGGAAGTGATTTTAACTCCAGAAAATGAAGCTTCTCTAAGAGATTTTGTACACGGAATTATTGTTGATGAAATAGAAAAAGCACGAAGAGATACCGCAATTGATAAGCGAGTCTTAAATCAAACAGAGATTGCAAAATATTTCAATGTTTCCACAACAACAATAAGGGAATGGGAGAAGCTAGGGCTTCCGCATGGATCAGTAAGTAAACAAGGGAAGTTCTACGACAAAGAAGAGTGTCGCAGATGGCTTCTATCACAAAAAAGATAAATCTTGGGCAAGCGAAATTTAGGGAGGAAATAATATGAATACGGTTGAAAGAACAGTTATTGCATTGGAAAGCATTGCAAATAGCCTTAGTACTTTGGCAGAAGACACTAAGGCGAAAAATAGATATAAAGAATCTTTGTTCGTTCAAATATTCATCTTTATTCTCGGTATAGTTGTTGGATGTATATTAATCCAACTATGAACAGACTTATGGAAATGTTTAATGATTTAGAAAAAGGAGAGTGTCATATGAAAAGAATTCAATTAACAGATGGGATGCCATCAGATATTAGACGTAAAGAACAGTCAAAACAAGTGAATGAATTAGCAGATAAAATTAAAGATATTTGTTCAAAAAGCAACCTAAGTTATAAAGAAAAAAACAAAGCCCTCTATCTGGCAGATAAAGAGCTTTACATTGAAATTATTGAAACTAAATAAGGCTGGATGGGTCCTCTTGTAAATAACTTTCATACTGTTCTTTTGTTGCTCCAACAACATAAGAAGTATTGTAGTAGGCTTGACCATTGACAATATCAATTAACTTAGGACCTACACTAATTAGTAGCCAGCCCTCTTCAAGTAAAGCATTAGCTGAAGAATTAGCGTTATCATCGTATAACTCTAATGTAAAGACAATTTTTGAGTAATCCATAATATTTTTCACCTCACTTTCAAAATAATTATACCAGAAAGGAAATAATCAAAATGACAAATTTAGTAATTATGAAAGACCAACAAGCGGTCACAAGTAGTTTACAAGTTGCAGAAACTTTCGGAAAAGAACACAAAGTTGTTCTAAAAGCCATTGATGAATTAAAAGAGGGGGTGGCACAAAATTATGCCGACCTATTTTACGAAGATACCTATATTCATCCACAAAACAAACAATCCTATCGCCAAGTAATTATGAACCGAGATGGATTTACATTACTGGCAATGGGATTCACAGGTCAAAAAGCTTTGCAATTTAAATTGAAATACATCGAAGCTTTTAACCAAATGGAAAAAGAAATTCAACAGCCTAAACTACCAACCTCTCAAAGAGAATTGGCGATGCTTGCTTTATCAGCAAATGAAGAAACAAATGAGCGTGTAGATGTAATTGAAAAAGAAGTAGCCGACTTAAAAGACAATCAAAAAATCGGTGCAGATGATTATGGCTACTTATCACGTCGAGTTCATCAACGAGTAGCAGAAGTTGCAAGAGGATTTGGGAAAATCACAAAGGAACAGCGTGGAAAGTTATACAAAGATATTAATTCAGGTATTAAGCAAATTACAGGCGTGGGTACCAGATCACAATTAAGAGAAAAACATTATCCAATCGTAATTGAATATATCAATGACTGGGAGCCGTCCACAGCCACAAAAACAGTTGTAAGACAAATGAGCTTTGACTTAAACGACATTGCATAGGGAGAATATTATGACTTATACAACTGAACAAGAAAGTTGGATACTCAACCAAATCAAAAAAGAGCGTAAACAGCTACAAGATGATAGAGCAGCGCTTAGACAATCAGAACAACTGACCGAAGGAAAAGCCTATCAAATTGAAAGAGAACTTGAATTTTTAAGATACTTAGAGATTCAAAATAGAATGCATATTTAAGGAGAAATGAAATGAGAAAAATTTATAACTTAAGAAGAATTGCAGTATTGCTAATCGTTTTTGGTTTGGGGCTTTTAGTAGGTGGCAATATTGGTCCGTTAATTCAAAACATTTATATAGCGGTTTTTATCATTTGGCTTTTAATTTATGATTTAGCGCTGGAAGATCGCGAGGTGAAATAAATGGGTGTAGTTTACGCGATCATTATTGTTGTACCAAGCATCTTCTGTACTTGGTTGTTTATTTTACACAATCGATTGAATCATATTGAATGCAAAATGAGTAACTTAAGCGAAAGACAGATACGTATCATGAGATGTATTCAGCCTACTCCTGATGGTTGGAAGGTAACTGGAAAAATGAAAGGAGAAAAATCAACATTTCAAGATAGTAGGACAGGAGCTGTTTTACCAACTCGACAACAAGCTATACCACCACATATGAAAACCAAGACTAAGTCGGTTTTGAATGAACATGAAACTGAAATGGTTAAAGAAGTAGTGCTAGAAAAAATCGATGTATTGAAGAATAATTTGCAGTTTATGCAATCTAATCAACGTAAACACAATAGCGTTTATACATTAAATCAGCTTGAAAGACAATTGAATCTGTATGAAAGAATTTATAAAACGATGTCTGATGATGATGAATGAAAAGATGGAACAACAAATAAAGACCCACTTCGACGGCCATCAAAGTAGGTCAGTTACAAATATCAAATTCAAGGAGAGTATATCAAAATGAATGGAAAAATTCAAAGTTTATTAATGGAATTAGCAAATGAATGTCAAAAAGAGAAGATCAACCTTGCTTGCGTAGCTGTTGATTCAGAAGTTGAAGGGGCAGGAGTTATACTTGCGGGTTCTCTACCTGGACAAGCCATAGCAATTAATCAATTACTTGAAACTTTTAAAGAGACAGCCCTTTCCCATGATTGTGATTGTTCGAAATGTAAGGAAATTAAAGAAGATTTTGCCGATATAAAATCTTCTTCAACTAAACAAAATCATGAGACTGAGCTCGATGTATTATTAAAAGTTTTCTTGCGAGGTGAGTTGCGATGATCGAAGTAAACGGACTAAGCGATTCAATTTTTGAAGCGATGATGATTAATGCTCAAAACAAAATTGTTCAAGATATCATGAACGCTGCCAGCGCAGGAAAAACAAGCGTAGTAGTGAAAGAAAAAGGGGCTACAGCACCGTTTTTGATGCAGTTAGAAGAAGAAGGAGTTTTTCACTTAGACGATGAAGACGGCAAAATAAAATTGTTTTGGGAGTGGTGAAAATGCCTGAATTTGATTCATTAGGAGCTAGGCAAGAGCCGCCAGAAGAAAAAGAAGTGTTAGAGCCAACATGGGAATATGACGAAGAAGAG